TGGATGTAGACTGGTAAGAGTATAACCACAGAGGGAATGAGATGCGCCCTTATAGACACTCACCAAACACACAGTTTCTAACACTTTATCATGACTCGTTCGATTGCACTTTCGCTGCTCGCACAAGGTAACAACGGCAATGAGATTCTGAGCATTCTCGACTCTATCGCTGCCGACAATGTGGAGATTGACATTATCGAATTCTGATCGTATAATGAGGGTGCTGCGGTTATTCGTGGCGCCCACTTATTCGTATTGACAGTTATTCGTGATGGCAGTATGTGGCCGTTGGCGGTTATAACGGGCGGGCGGCGTGGCGGTTATAAAAAAGCAAACAACCCTAACCTACAGAGGTGACAATTCGACCGAGCTTTATAAATATCAAAAAAAATTCCCGGAGGAAAAAATGGGCGTCAAATGGATTCATAAAGACGGTTATTCGAGACCTGATAAGCGCACATTGCCTAAGAAAGGAGGTAAGAAAAAATGAAAGAGAAAAAACCTGAGTTTCCTTCATTGGTTGAACAGGGAAAAAATCTTGCCAAGTCTGTAAAGAATGTTGCGAAGGATGCAATTAAAGGGGGACCCGTTGTTGCCCCATTTGAAGTTGTAAAAAAAAGACTGAAGACTTGTAAAAAATGTGAGTATTATTATGAGTCTGCAACGGACCAGAAATTCGATAGATGTTCTGCATGTGGATGTGTCATAATAGCTAAGACAAATCTAGCATCTTCAGAGTGTCCCAAGGGGAAATGGGGTAAGTGGGAAAGTGAATAATATTATTCCCAACACGATTGTGGACGGGTTTTTTGATGATCCATATCAAATAAGAGAGTTTGGATTGCAATCTGCACAACACACTGAAACTGATAGAAATCAAGTATCATATAGGGGACAAAGATCAGAGTGTCTCTCTAAAGTACATCCAGTTTTATTTGATCAAATCAATAAAAAAATTCTAAGTAGTTTTTATGATTTAAGTAAAGAAAACATTTCATGGAAGTCTAATATCAGATATCAACTTACAGATGAATCTTTTGGATATGGATGGGTTCATACTGATTATTTTGTACCTTCATTATTGACAGGAATCATTTATTTGAATCCAGATACATCGTTAGATTCTGGTACAAGTTTATATCGACCGAAGAATTTAGTTGCACATACATTGCACGATGATGTAAAAAGAAAAGCTAATATAGATCTACAGTTTAGACAATCTGATTATTATTTTAAGTGTAGAGAGGAAAATAATAATCAGTTTGAAAAGATATTAACAGTAAATAATCTGTTTAATCGAATGCTTGTATTTGATTCTCGTTATTTTCATTGTGCAGATCGTTTCTTTGGAAATACTAGAGAGACTAGTCGATTGACCTTGGTTGTGTTTTTATATGAATTATTTGTGAACCAAACTCCGATTACAAGAATACGTTCAGTTTAAAATAAATAATCATGTTGAGCACGGATGATACGGTGCAAAAGATTTACCACATATACGCAAAAAATAAGTGTTTGTTCCATTCAATCGATGAAGAGGAATTCCAAGTAACATGGAATACTCTGAATCGATTGGTTGGTTTAATGAAAACTGATTACTCTGTCAATGATCTTTCCTTTGAGGAATTGTTTGTCAATAAAGAAGTAGTGCTGAATTCTTCTCATTGACATCACCATATATACATGGTAAAATTGATCTGAAAGTTATTTTCTCTTATGGCAAAAGGATTTACTGTTAAGGCTCCTGCTCCAAAGGTACAAGAAGCCGAGTGGGACTATGATAAAATTAAAGAAAGAATGCGTGGGAAGTCAATTGTATTCTGTCTTCCTGGACGTGGTTGTTCATATCAGTTTCTGAAGTCATTTGTACAACTGTGCTTTGATATGGTACAGAATCAAATGAGTATTCAGATTTCTCAAGATTACTCATCGATGGTGAACTTTGCACGTTGTAAGTGCTTAGGTGCTAACGTACTTCGTGGTCCTAAGCAGATTCCCTGGGATGGTAAACTGAACTATGATTACCAACTGTGGATTGATAATGACATCGTGTTTAACACAGAAAAGTTCTGGCAACTCTGTGATCTGGCTCTGAGTGAAGACAGCGAGGGCAATCTTGTTGACAAAGAAATCACCGCAGGTTGGTATTGCACAGAAGATGGTCACACGACCTCAGTGGCTCACTGGTTGGAAGAAGATGACTTCCGTAAGAACGGTGGTGTGATGAATCATGAGACTCTGACCACCATGGAAAAGCGTCGTAAGCCTTTCACCGTAGACTACACTGGTTTCGGTTGGGTGATGATTAAGAACGGTGTCTTTGAGAACCTTGAGTACCCCTGGTTCGCTCCTAAGATGCAAGTATTTGAATCTGGCAATGTCCAGGATATGTGTGGAGAAGACGTATCATTCTGTCTCGATGCTAAGGAAAAGGGTTTTGAGATCTGGTGCGATCCTCGGATCCGTGTTGGTCACGAAAAAACTCGTGTAATCTGATGTTTGATATTGTATACCGAGGGAGAGTCTTATACCGTAATCTCACACATGAAGAGTGTTCTGAGATTCTGGATGACCTCTCTCAAAGGTATTATGAAGACTTAGAATTTGATGTAAATGAATTAGAACTAAGGGAGAGTACTTATGGCTAAAATTGCATCTTCGATGAACAAGAACTTTCATGTTCCTGGACCTCCGAAGAAAACTCGACAGGGACAGAGTAAGATGACGCTGACCTCTGCCACTTCTCGCAATGGTAAGCAGAAAAAATACAGAGGACAAGGTAAAGGATGATTCAACTGAATCCCACAATCCCAGTCGTTACCCCCAAAGGTAATGGTTGGGCATTTTTTTTAATCGACCGTTCACAGGAACACGATCTTGAATGGGTTGTGTTCCTAGATAATGGTGGGTACTGTTGGACTTTTAAGAACTCTGACATTCGAATACAGAAAAACTTTACAATACATCGGAAAAATATTGCAGACTTCGGGATAGCAACCCCGTAAAAAGTTCTGATTTACCAAAATCAGGAGCTAAAACAATGGCAATTCATCCAACTGATAAAGGAAGTGAATTTATTGAGTCAGGAATGACGTTAATTACTCAGATTTCTTCCGAAAAATACCTTCAAAAACAGAAAAAAACTCAAAAATACGACGTTCCAAGTGATCGTTACTCAAGACCATGCGGTGGAGCAGGTGGTTTTGATGATTTTGTCGAAAGATGGCACGAATAACCTCCAAAATTGCGAATAAATAAGTTAGATTTATTCTATTTTCATGCCTTTAGAAAGGGTAAGTAAGGGTTTTAAGGACGTAAGTGGTTCATTTTTAGTGAGCTCACTCAATTACGACCTTATTTCGCTTAAAAATGAAAATGCAATTGCTCGTTCAATTCGCAATTTAGTTCTTACCTCGCCTGGAGAGCGTTTTTTTAACGAAAATTTGGGTTCAAATGTCTCAAAAACTGTTTTTGAGAACCTGGACAACGTTTCAGCATCAATTATTCAGAGTGAAATTGAAAATACAATCAATAATTATGAACCAAGAGTGAATTTACGCGATGTTAAGGTGAGACCAGACTTCGATAACAACAGTTTTGACGTTACAATTACATATGAAATCATTGGAATTGATGTTTTACCTCAACAACTGACATTTGCCTTACAACAGACACGATAAATGACACTAGTAAACTTTAGCAATCTCGATTTTGATCAAATTAAGAGTTCTCTCAAGGAATATTTGAGAGCCAACTCGAATTTTACTGACTATGATTTCGAAGGTTCTAATTTATCGACGATAATTGATACGCTTGCTTATAATACATACATTACTTCGTACAATGCTAACATGGTTAGCAACGAAGTTTTCATTGATTCGGCAACTTTAAGAGAAAATGTTGTTTCTCTCGCAAAAGCAATTGGATATATTCCAAGATCGAGGAAGTCATCAATCGCAACCGTTTCATTTTTTGTTGACACTTCTTCTTTACCAATTACACCATTAACATTAACTCTTCAGAGAGGACTTGTTTGTACAAGTTCTACAACTTTTCAGGGACTGAGTTATAGTTTTAATATTATTGATTCTGTTACAAAACCTGTTGTGAATAATATTGTAACATTTGACGCAATTCAGGTTTATGAAGGAACATATCTTACTCAAACATTTACTGTAGATACAAATAATCCAAATCAAAAATTCATATTATCAAATGCTGGTATTGACGTAAGTTCAATACGAGTTGCAGTTAGAAATACTCAAAATAGTACTGTGACTCGTCAATTTAGCCTTTCAGAAAACCTGATTGATATTGGACCAACATCAAAAGTCTTTTTTATTCAAGAAATTGAAGATCAAAGATACGAAGTTATTTTTGGTGATGGAATTTTTGGGGTAAAACTTGAGAACCTTAACTTTATTGAAGTTTCTTATGTTATAAGTAATGGTGAAAATGGAAATGGCATATCTAACTTCGTATATGCTGGAAGACTTTTAGATAATAATGACGCTTCAGTTGTAGAGTCAATTTCAGAAATCACAACTGACATTGCATCAAATAATGGTCAAAATTTAGAGTCTGTAGATTCAATTAAAAAATTTGCTCCAAGAATCTATGCTTCACAAAACAGAGCTGTAACCGCTGCTGATTATGAAGCGATTGTTCCTACAATATTCCCAGAGACAGAATCCATCTCCGTATATGGTGGAGAAACATTGAATCCACCCAGATATGGAAAAGTATTTATTTCAATCAAACCTTATAATGGAGATTTTTTATCCAGTATTATTAAGGATCAAATTAAAACTCAATTAAGAAAATATACCGTCGCAGGAATTGTTACTGAGATTATTGATCTCAAGTATATATTTGTAGAATATGAATCAACAGTTTACTATAATGCAAATTTATCTCCTGGTGCTGGAAATGTAAAGTCAATTGTTGAAGCGAATCTTTCAAGATATTCCGATTCAACAGAGCTGAATCGATATGGATCAAGATTCAAATATAGCAAATTCCAAAAAATAATCGACGACAGCCATCCATCAATTACATCAAACATTACAAAAATCACAATGCGTCGTGATTTAAGTGCAAAAGTAAATGTTCTTGCGGATTATGAATTGTGTTTTGGAAATCAATTTCACATTAAAAATTCAAGAACTGGATATAATATCAAATCCTCTGGATTTAATGTTGATGGAATCGTAGATCAAGTTTATTTTGGAGATTTACCGGGATCAAATGAAAAGACTGGAAGTATATTCTTATTTAAATTGAATTCTCTTACAGAACCAGTTATTGTTAGAAACAATGTTGGATCTATTGATTATGAAAGAGGTGAAATTAATTTATCTCCAATCAAAATTACAAACACTGTAAAAATGAAAAATGGATTGAAGATTGTTGAAATTTCAGCAATTCCTAAATCAAATGATGTCATCGGAAAAGAGGATCTTTATTTGCAACTAGATATTAATAACAGTATCTTAAATATGCAAATAGATGATATTTCATCTGGTGCAAATATTTCAGGATCAACATATACTGTAACATCTAGTTATACAAACGGCAGTTTAATCAGATCATAATATGACACAGACAAGGGTAAAGACGAGTTTAATTGTTGAAAATCAAGTTCCCTCTTATATAAGAGATGAATTTCCCATGTTTGTTGAGTTTTTATCTCAATATTACAGATCTTTGGAATATCAGAGTGGCCCATCTGATATTTTACAAAATATAGATCGATATGTAAAATTAGAAAATCTTACAAATTTAATTGAATCCACTACTTTATCTGCAGACATTGAGTTTTTTGATACGACAATATCCGTTGATTCTACAAGTGGATTTCCTGATTCATATGGATTACTTTTAATTAATAATGAGATCATCACATATGAATCAAAAACATCAACAACATTTGTTAATTGTATTCGAGGATTTGTAGGAACTACATCATATCAAGATCCTGCAAATTATGATCAACTTGTTTTTTCAGATTCTGAAGTAGCAGAGCATTCTTCTGGAGAAACTGTTACAAATTTAAGTGTTCTTTTCCTAAAAGAATTTTTTACAAAAGTTAAAAATCAAGTTGCTCCTGGATTTGAAGTCAGAGAATTATATTCAGAATTAAACGAATCCTTTTTTATTACTCGTATAAAAGATTTTTATTCTTCCAAGGGATCTGATAAGTCTTTTAAAATTCTTTTCTCAGCTCTTTATGGGGAATCTGTATCTGTAATTAAACCAAGAGATTATTTAATTCAACCATCGGATGCCCAATACTATATCACCAAAGATCATGTTGTCGAGGCAATTTCTGGTGATCCTATGAGTCTCTCTGGATCAACTTTGATTCAAGACAAAACAGATTTTATTGCTGGAGCTAAAAGAACAATTTCAAAAGTAGAAAGAATACTTAGAGGTGAAAGAGAATATTATATTATTAGTCTTGATTATGATCAAGAAAAAGATGTTAACGTTTCTGATTATAATTTTGGAGAATTTGCAATTCATCCAAAAACACAAATAGTAACAACTGCAGGAATTGGTGTTACAACACTTGATGTGGATTCTACCGTAGGATTCCCAGAATCTGGAACATTAATAGCATTGGTTGCAGATGATACCACAATTTCGATTACTTATAGTGAAAAAACACTCAATCAATTTTTAGGGTGCTCTGGAGTAACTTCAGAACTCTCAGCATCTCAAGAAATTGCTCTTGACGCATATGCTTATGGAATGGTTGGTATTTCAACAGATAATGTGGTGAAAGTTAGAATCACTGGCGTATTGTCAGATTTGCAAATTTTAGATGATAATTATTATCAAGAAAAAAATGATGCAATTCAAATTAAAACATTAGGATCAAAACTAGATTCACCTAAAGCAAATAATTGGTTTTTTAATGTATCCGCACGGTATGATGTTAAAAGTTTAGAATTACTTGATATTTCAAATTTTACGTATAAGGTAAATCTTTTTGACGAGCACGATTTTGTAATTGGTGATTCAATTACACTTATTTCTTCAGATAGTAGAGAGTTTTATGGAAGTATAATTCCAGAAAATATTACTTCAATTTTTACTTCCAATGTTTCTGGATTTGATAATAAAACTTCATTTAATATTTCTGGGCAGGGCCAATTAAGCGCAAATTCTTTTTATACTGTCAGAAAAAATATTTCAAAGGTATCTACAACAAATTATGCTGAAATCGAAAGATTTTCTTCTAATATTCAAAACATTTACACAGATTTACATGATTCGTTATATTTAGCTGCAAATTCTTTACCAACATATTTTAATAGACCATTAACAATTACTGATCGTACAATTACTTTTTCTGGAACTTTTTCTGGAACTCAATTAGTAATTGGAACTCATGGACTATTAACTGGTGATGCGATTGTTTATAATCCTACTGATAGTTCAAATAAATTAGATTTGATTAAAGGGATTTATTTTGTAAAGAGAATTAATTCTACAACGATATCTCTTGCAAGAAGTCGTCAAAATATTTACACTCAAAATTATATTTCAATAACAGGAACAGTTACTAATAATAAATTTTTCTTCTTTGAATTTTCTGATAGATCTTTAAATCTTGAAAGAGTAAAACCACAAAAACTTATTCGAAAATTATCAACCCCAATTAATGATGGATTGGAATATGAAACGGAAGGACATACGGGAATTTTTGTTAATGGTGTAGAATTATCAAATTATAAGTCAAGCGATTTAATTTATTATGGTTCGATTTTAAGAATAATACCGACTTCTCCAGGATCTGGATACGATCTAATGAGTCCACCAGTTTTAACAATTTCCGATGATTTGGGAACTGGAGCTGTTGCAATTTGCACAGTAACTGGTGCATTAAATCGAGTTGATATTGTTGATCCGGGTTTTGATTATCTAGAAGATCCAATTATCACTATTACTGGTGGTGGAGGAACAGGTGCAATCGTAAAACCAAATCTAATAGAATTTGATCACTCTGCAACATTTAATTCATCTGCCTCTTCTTCACAAGTCAATACCATAAATGATACTATTGGGTTTGGAACTTTTCATAAATTTAGAGACTCTGAAGAAGTCATTTATGATACTCAAGGAGAAAGTAATGTCGGCGGTATTACAACCGGAGCAAAATATTATGTTTCCGTTCAAAACGGGACAACAATTAAATTGCATAATACTTTGACAGATGCTTCTGTAGGTATTAACACAATTAATTTATCCTCTTTTGGAACTGGAAATCATAGATTTTTATCAGTAAATAAGAAAAAGAAAATTGGATCAGTATCAGTAATAGAGAGTGGCACTGGATATGTAAGTAGTGGATCATCTATTCAATTAACAATTAAAGGTAGAATTGGTGTTTCAACCTTAACAGGACAAAATTTCAATGCAGTTTTAAAACCGATTTTTAGAGGAGAAATCACCTCAGTTTCTATTATTTCTGCTGGATCTGAATATGGTGATGAAGAAATCTTAAATTATCAAAGACAACCAACATTCACTTTAAACAGTGGATCTGGAGCTCAGTTGGTAACGGTTGTATCTGATGGAAAAATCAAACAAGTTTTTGTAACCAATAATGGAAGCGGTTATAATTCTCCTCCAAATTTGGTTATTAATAGCACTACTGGATCTGGTGCTGTTCTTACACCAATTATTAATAATGGTCAATTAGTTGAAGTAAAAGTTATATTTGAAGGAAACGGATATTCTGAAGGAACGGATATTGATGTTATACCTGCTGGAGCAGGAGCATTATTTGAAGCATCTTTAACATCTTGGAGAGTTGATACGGTACAAAGATTATTACAATCAAATCAAATACCATCCGATGATGGAATTCTTCAAAGATCATTGAAAGATTCTTATGGACTTCAGTATACCCATTCATATGCCGCAAGATCTTTAAGAATCTCTTCACTTGCAACACAATTTATTGCAGAAACTCCAATTTTTGTATCAGACTTACAAACTTCTGCAGGAGCTGAAATTGAATCATCCACACACTCTCCTATTATTGGTTGGGCATTTGATGGAAATCCAATTTATGGACCATATGGATTTGATTCCTCTGGTATTGTTAAGAGAATGGTTTCTGGATATACTATATCATTAAGTCCAGATAGACCAAGCACTTTATTATATCCTTCCGGATATTTCGTTGAAGATTATATTTTTACAAACAGTGGAGATTTAGATGAACACAATGGAAAATTTGGACCAACTCCTGAATTTCCAGATGGAGTCTATGCCTATTTTGCTACTATAAATTCTATAAATGATTCCACTGGGCCATTTGCATCATTTAGAAGACCAGTGTTCCCATATATTATTGGAAACACTTATAAATCAAAACCAATAGCGTTTAATTATTTGGCTTCATCAAATCAAGATGAAATTGATATAAATGCTCAAGGTTGGAGTAGAAACACATATCCATATCACTTTACTAACGCTAGAAGTTATTATGATTTTGCCATAGACTCAAATAAAATTAAAAAGCAATTATCGATTGTAAAAAATACAACAAGATCTGGAATTGATTCTATTGGTATCGTAACTGGAGGGACAAACTATCAAGTTGGTGATCAAATTGTTTTTGATAATACTGGAACTGGTGGTTTTGGCATTTCGGCAGAAGTTTCTTTCCTTGAAGGAAAAGAAGTAAACAATGTTGGAATTGCAACTTCTGTAATTGAAGGAGTTCAAATGATTCCCGTATCTAATGGAAAGCAGTTCATTGGATATACAACTAATCCACATACTTACAATAATAATGACTTGGTAAGTTTTACATCAACTGGAATTAGCACCAGTGGAAAAATAAAAGTAGTTATTAATGAGTTGTTATTATCTACTGGAGTTGGTTCTACAGGATATACCGGAATTGTAACATACTTCAATGTAAATGGCAATTTGAATGTTGTAAAAGAAAACGACATATACCAAATTCTTGGAGAACAAGTAAAAATTCTTAACGTAGATACTCTCTCATCAAGAGTTAGAGTTTTACGCAGTTATAATCAAACGCAAGGTATGACAACAATTGCTGCTGGAGTAGCAATTACCGAAAGAACCAGACGATTTGAATTGGCATTTGGAATTTCGACTTCTACATTTAATTTACAATTAAACAAGCAAATATATTTTGATCCTAAAGAAACTGTTGGATTGGGAACAATTGCTGGTCCTGGAATAGGATATAGTTTAAGTTTTACAAATCCTGGAGCTGGAATAACTCAAATTAATATTCCAACCAGAGCTTTATGGATACCAAAACATGGTTTGGAAACTGGAACAGAATTGATATATGCTGACAATGGTGGAACTGCAGTTTCAATATCTACAGATGGAGTATCAAGTTATCAACTTTCAAATAATTCTTCCGTTTATGTTGCAAGACTTGGAGATAATTTAATTGGTATATCAACAATTAAAGTTGGACTTGGAACTACCGGTTCTTTTGTGGGAATTGCAACAACTGCTTCTTTACTTTATTTCACAAATGTTGGAACTGGAAACTCTCATAGTTTTACTACAAACTATCAAAATACTTTAAAAGGAACAACGACTAGAAATTTAGTCACAGTTTCTCTTGCTGCAACTCATGGACTTGAAATAGGAGATTCTGTTAAAGTTTCAGTTCTTCCTGGAGTTGTAACAAGTTTATATTCTGGAACCTATGAGATTGTTTCTACATCATCTACTCAATTTGCATATACAATTTTAAGTTATCCAGAGGCATCAAGTTATTCATCCTCCAATGGGGAATTGAAATATCAAACTACATCCGGAACTGCTTATGGTCCAATTCATCAAGCAAAATTAAAATCAAAAGGTCTATCATATAGAACTCTTCCATATATTGAATCAATAACAACAGGTATTGGAACAAATGCAGTTTTAGTTCCATATGGCACTGGTATTGGGTCTATTAATAGAGTTGAAATTCAAGATATTGGATTTGACTATCCTTCAGATTTAAGTTTAAGGCCAACAGCAAAAATTCCAGAAATTTTAGAAGTAAACAATTTATTTTCAATTAAATCCATAGGAGTTACTTCAGTTGGAAGAAACTATATTGTAGCACCAGACTTAATTGTTATTGATCGTTTAACAAGAGAAATTGATCAAGGTGTTGATTTAGAATATAATCTTGGAGATACTCAAGTTTCTATTCTAAAAAATTCAAGATCTGTCAATAAAGAAACTTCAATAGTTTTTCCAATAAACAATAGTAATGGTGTTGGAATCAGTACGATTAGATTTATTTCTGCAAGTAAAGATGTTGTCGTAACACTTGGATCCAGTTTTAGTAATGTCGCAGATTTCCCCTTTGCAATTGGAGATAAAATTTTAATTGAAAATATTAGTGTTGGTATTGGATCGACTGCCAAAGGATATAATTCAGAAGCCTATGGATATGAGTCCTTTACAATTGTCAATATAGATCCAAA